TGAAGGGAAAACTCGGGAGGAAGCGGTAACGCAGGCAGTCGCGGCATTGGAGGCGGCCGCCTCCAAACTGCAAGAGGCAGGCAGGAGGCTAAGGAAATGACCGGTAAGCAAATCGACCTGGTGCTTGCTCATGCCAGCTTTCGTTTGACGGAAAATGAGATCGACGAAGCCTTAACTCACGAAGATTCGTGTCTTTGTTGGCTTTGCAGTCTGTTCGTGGACTACGAGGTGGCGCTGGTGGAGGACGAGGACGAAACAACGGCTTCAGGGTAACCCTGATATGGCGGGGCTGTCATGAAGGCGGCTCTATGGCGATTGTAGCCTGCCCCAGCGCGCTTCTAGCCGGGGGCGGTTTCTGAGCGCGGCGAGGCAAGGCACGGTATGGCAGGGCATGGCCTGGCAAGGCATGGTGATTTTTAACTGAAAACCGGAGAAACCTTTATGAACATGATGCTGAACACGGTTGAACAAACCGAAGAAACCGAACAAGTGTTCATTAAAAACACCCCAGCGCTGCGCTCGCTGGTGGTGGGTGAGTTCAAGCGCATTGAGAAATTCGAGGAGGAGATTGCGGAGAGGCGCCAGGATATCAAGGAAGCCGTTAAGCGCATGGCGGAGAAGGGCCTACACAAGCGCGCGGTCAAGTTGGCGCTCGCCAGACGCAAATTGCTGGAAAAGGGCGGTCTGGAGGAAATGGATGAATCGCTCGCGATTATCTGCGGCATCAATGCGCTCGGGATCCAGGGAAACCTCTTTTCAGAAGATGATGAGCCGCTGTGACCAAGGATCTCATTCGCCGTTTCTTGGCTAGGGTCCATAAAACTGGAGGTTGCTGGGAATGGACCGGCTACAGGCAAAAAGGACGTGGTTATGGCTTTCTGAGCTTTAACGGAGAAAAGTTTCGGGCGCATCGTGTTTCTTGGGAACTGCACAACGGCCCTATTCCTGATGGACTGCACATCCTGCACCGTTGTGATAATCCGCCGTGCGTAAATCCCGAGCATCTTTTTCTAGGAACACATGTGGACAACATGACCGATATGGTTGCGAAAGGGCGTGCGCGTGGTGTTCCAGGTCATCATCATGGCGCTCGCTTTCCGATTGAGGTGGTCAGGGAGGTTCGCGTTCTGGCGGCGGTTGGCGGGCTGACTCAAAGTCAGATAGGCAGGAGATTCGGCGTGTCTCAAATGCAGGTCTGCAACATCATCCGTGGCGTATGCTGGGGTATGGGCGATCTGTTCCAGGAAGCTGAAACCGAATGACGGCGACCGGAAACGAGCTTGGGCTGAAAAAGGTGGCGCAGAACCCTCACGCGCTTTATCGTGAGCCGGTGTACCGGCTGCTGGCTGCGCGGGGCGAGGAGGGATTGTGCCTGCCTGAGATTGCCTCGGCGCTTGGGTTCGAAACCTGGACCGTCCACGCGGCGGTCAAGTATTTGTACGCTCACGGACGTATTGGGCGGCGGATGGAGCACTACCGGCTGAGGGTCGGAAACTCCATGAGCAGCCGCCAGCGCCGGTATCGTTGGTTTGTGTGTCCCGGAGCCTGCCCCGGTTCACTTCTTGGGGATGACGAGGGGGTGCAACAGCATGGCGAATGGGTGTCTCAGCACGGTCGAGCTACCGAACGGCAAGTCGATCACCTGCCGGCGGGAACCGTGGCCGACGAGTCACAGCCTCGCCTGCCATACCCACCATCCGGATCTCAATGAGATGGCTGTGCGCCGAGCCTGCTGGTCGATGCTCTCCGAGCATAGCCTGGTCACTGAGCGCCGGGCGAACCCTCGCAAGAAGAAGCAATTATAGAGGCCCCGGTGTACTGCCGGGGCACTGCCTGCCACACCGCTAAGCTCTCCGAGGGCGATGTTCGCCTCATCCGGGCGCTGCGCGAGGCGGGACTGACCTATCGCGCCATCGCCGCGAAGTTCGAGATATCGCCCGTGGCTGTCTGGCGCTGCGCGAATAACCGCTCCTGGTCGCATATTCCGACGATTGTTAAGTAGGTTTGGGGAAATTTTCAGTAGGTTAGCCGAAAACAGGATTACACTCGGCGGCTTGCTGGTAACGACGGCGAAATAACATGTTTGTCAAGGGCGTATCCGGTAATCCGAACGGCCGTCCGAAGGTGGACCCGGAGCTGCGCGATCTGGCGCGGAAACATACGGTGATGGCCGTCCGGGTGCTCGCGGAAATCGCGAGAGACAAAAAAGCACTCGATGGGGCGCGTGTTAACGCGGCGAGCGTGCTGCTCGACCGGGGCTACGGGCGGCCGAACCTGGTCATTGATGCCGAGATCAAGGTGCGCATGCTGAGCGATGAGCAAATTAATGCTCGCATCCTGGACCTAGCGCCGAGGCTCGTAGCGGTTGGCGGGGTAATGGACGGTGATGAATCCCCTGGCTGATTTGGACCTGTCGCGGCTGTCTGAGATGTCTCGGCCGGAGAAGGAGGAGTTATTGGAGTTGCTGGAAGAGCGGGTAAGGCGCGAGAGTCGGAATAAGATTACTACGCTGTACCCTGACCTCGGACCGTTGCGGCGGGAGTTGTACAAAAAACATCTCGCATTCTTCGCGGCTGGGAAGGAGCACAGAGAACTGGCCTTCATCGCGGCGAATCGCTCGGGCAAGAGCCTCTGCGTCTGCTACGAGCTTACGTGCCACCTGACAGGCCGCTACCCCCAGTGGTGGCCAGGCCGTACCTTCAGCCGTTCCGTCATAGCTTGGGCGAGCGGCGAGGATACGAAAGCCGTGCGGGAGTCGCTGCAACCCATGTTGTTCGGACCTGCTGGCGCGCTCGGGACCGGGCTTATCCCTGGCGATCTCATCGCCGGGACAACGGCGCGCTCGGGTGTGCCGGAGGCCATCGATGCTGCGGCAATTAAGTATGTTGATGGCGGCCTGAGCCGTCTCGTCTTAAAGAGCTACGACCAGGGGCGCGAGTCATTTCAGGCGTCTCAGGTCGATATCATGGTCTTCGACGAAGAACCGCCGATGGATATTTATTCGGAGGGGCTGACCCGAACTATGTCTACCGTTCCTGGCGAGACTGGCGGGATGGTCATGTGTGCATTCACCCCGTTGAAAGGCACCAGTGACGTTGTGCTGCATTTTCTCGGCGATACGTTGGGGATGGCAGCATGATGCTAAGGGACGATGGCTGTAGAATCGAACTCAGTCATGGCGCGTATAGCCCGCGTTGTGATTAGGGTGCGGTTGTGGTTCACGACTCAACCGCATCCGCTTCAGGAATGCCATGTCTAAAGCCGTCATTAGCTCATCTTGGAATGACGTTCCTCATATCCCCGAGCAGGAGAAAACTGACCTCCTTGCTTCCTATCCGCTCCACGAGCGCGATGCCCGCTCTCGCGGCGTCCCCATGTTCGGCTCGGGCCGGGTATTTCCGGTCGATGAAGAACTCATCACCGAGGCGCCGTTCGCTATACCCGCCCACTGGCCGCGGATCTGCGGTATGGACTTCGGCTGGGACCACCCTACCGCCTGTGTCTGGATAGCTGTCGATCGAGACAGCGACACGGTACACGTCACCGACTGTTACCGGGCACGCGAGCAGAGCGTCGTAATACACGCCGCAGCCATCAAATCCCGCGGCGCGTGGATACCTGTTGCCTGGCCGCACGACGGCAACAATGACACCGCTGCGGGACCTCAGTTGGCGAAGCAGTACCGCGACCAGGGCGTGAAGATGAGACCTGAGAACGCGAAGTTTCCGCCAGACCCCCATGACCCGTCACGCTCGCGCATCTCGGTCGAGGCTGGTATCCAGGTCATGCTAACGAGGATGCAGACAGGCCGATGGAAAGTGTTCAACCACCTGAACCAGTGGTTTGAGGAATTTCGGCTCTACCACCGCGACGAAGGGAAGGTGGTGAAGGTGAGAGATGACTTACTCAGCGCATCAAGAATTTGCATCTATGACCTGCGCTTCGCCGCGCTTCAGCAGCCGAAGAAGCCGCTGATGGCGCCGTACCACCCGCTCGACCACGTCATGGGGATCTGAATGAAGTGAACCCAACCACAGTCACCGATATCGTCGCCGGGGAGGATGAAGTACTACCGGCGGCG